TAAGGTACTTGAAGCCAGAATGCTTCTTGTAACCCTTTCCAAATTTTATTTAAAAAGTTTTTCATAATTTTATTTTTATTAAAGTTAATTATTTTTTATTTAATAGCTGATGAATCTTTATTATCGTATAAACCAACGTTGCTATTATTAGTAACCCTTGTAAATATTGATTTATTTCTGCTATTGTAATTATATAAACACTAATTCCTAATATTGTTGGTTCAAATCCATTCATTACATTAAATTGTTATTTCTATTATTTTCCACTCTTGGTTTTCTTCGTCCCAATAATATTTATTATCATCTTCGGGGTATGGTATAGGTGCTTCCCAACGAAACTTATCATTCAACGACCAACTCGGGTATGGTTGCGGTGCATAAAAAGCATTGTTGTCAGGGTCCCAGTGATAACCTATTCCCGGATAATTATATCTTATATTTGAATTATAAGAACATTGAACCCAGTTTCTATGGTGATAAAGCATTTCTAAGAAATCAATTCCTTTGTTTTCATTTTCTTCATCACCTATCATTAATTCGTTATTATGTACTACAAGTACTCTTCTCACTATATTGTTGTCTCCAACTTCTGCAAAATGTGCCATATTTATTTAATTTTATTTGTTTTAAGCGTGTACATAAGTACCTGTTGCTGTAAATTTTATTATTGTATCACTTCCTGATGTTGTTACTGTAGGCGAACCAGTAGTTACACCACTATAATCTGCGGTTGGTAATCTTAGTATTACTATACCTGATCCACCATTACCGCCATCTCTAGCAGAACCTGCATTACCTGCACCACCACCGCCTCCGCCAGTATTTGCTGTACCTGCTG